CGTGGACAGGAAATCCTCGGAGAATTTACTTCTATGTTTAAGGGCTTCTAATGGCTGAGAAACGCAAAAAAGCAGCGAAGGCAGCCAAGCTTGCGAAAGATAAGATGGCCTGCAATAAGCCACGGAAGACCCCTGGTCACCCGACTAAATCACACGTCGTAAAAGCCTGTAAAGAGGGCGAAGAAAAGATCGTACGTTTCGGTCAGCAGGGCGTGGAGGGCGCTGGAAAGAATCCGAAGACAGCCAAAGAGAAAGCACGTAAGAAGTCATACTACGCCCGCCATAATGCACAAGATAGCAACCCTGATAAATTCTCTGCCCGGTACTGGTCGCATAAAGTCAAATGGTGACGGTAGAAATGGAGATGTCTCTTGAAGAGTGCCGCACGCTGTACCAAGCAGTAAGCGAATCTCTTGAGAACTCCTATGGTTTTCCCGCTTTACCGTCAGAAGAACAGGAAAAATTTAAGCGCCTCAAGTTTTTTCTGTTTACCATTATGTGTGAAGCTTCTATCGACACATGAAAAGAGACGGTGGTTACGTCAAAGGACGTCCCAAAAAGACTTCCATCGGACATGGGCAGCATTCACGCCCGAAAAAGACCAAGAAAAAGTATCGCGGTCAAGGTAAATAAACTGTGTATGATTGGAGGTAATAGGCGACACCTCCATGGCGGATTATTCATTAGCGCTTGAACTGATTCGCAAATACGAAGGTTATAGCGAAAAAGCGTACCCGGATCCATTTACTGAGGACGCCCCGTATACCTTTGGTTTTGGAACTCAGTTTTATCCTGATGGGTCTCCGGTAAAACAAGGACAACGTTGTACTTACGACAAGGCAATCGAGTACTTGTTCCATGAAGTCAGTATCATCGACGCTGAACTTCAGAAACTAAATCTTGGCTTGGACTCTTACATGACCCAGGCCTTGATTTCGTTTATTCACTCTGTGGGTTGGGAATCTTTCCTATACAGCGAAGTGATCGATCGCATCGAGAGCGAAGACTTCCATGGAGCCACAGAGGTTATGTCCGATTGGGTCTTTGACGCTTACCACCAGGTTGTTGGCGGGCTCCTCGACCGTCGTCGGGAAGAGTGCCAGTTATTCCTAACGGAAGTCGATCCAGAAGAAGGATACGGAACCGATATTCTTTTGCGTGCTTTCCGGTATTACGTCGCTTCGAAAGAGCAAGTACGAGCGATTCGTACCTTGGAATCACAAATTAGCCCCTATGTTTTGGCAGAGTTTGCGAACGCATTCCAAGTTCAGGACAATCCCTGGCCAGACATGAGCGACGCAGAGTTAGACGCCATATTTGACAGGTAGCCTTAGAATAACTGAAAGCAAAAGAGATCGAGATGGAACGTTCTGTGGAGCCTAGAGAATTTCACTTACCACTAGAACTTCAATTCTCGATGCGTAAAGCAGAGATCTGTGCTCAGGAGATGACCTGGGAACAGCTGTACTCTGCGTTGTTAAACCTATATCACCAGAGATTGATGGAATGGTACGCCATCAAATCTTTAATGGACGACGAGAATATTCAGATTGACTTTGATGTTCCCACGGAACTTGAATTGGCAGAACTGGCAGCTAGCCAGATGTTTGACTTAGACGAAGATGAAGATGAAGAGGGCATGCAGCCCTTCTAAATATGGGGATAACTAATGTTGTCAACTGCGTATCGCAAGCGTCTTGAATTCATCTGCGCTCGGATTTCGAAGCGAGAAGAAGTCAAGTTAGAGGACATGATTTGGGCGGAGAAACTGGCCAAGTCCAACCGCTCAGCTGCTGAGATCCTCCGTCGAGCCAGGCGTTTAGCAAACAATCCAGACATGAAGGAAGACAGTCTGGATGGCTTTATGAATGCCATGGATCTTGGAGACCCTGACCCGTCAAACCACCGCACAACCTTCGAGAGTGTTGACGATATTGTGCAGTGGTTCAGCCAGGACAAGACTGACGACTGGCGTCAGCGAGACTGATCAGATTGGATGAGGCGGTGCAGATACCACTGCGCTTTCTCCAGGGATTCGACACCGCCCTTGATCCGTTCCCGCCAGATGTATTTGGCAATACAGCCTTTTAAGTAACCACGGAATTCTTCCGGGGTCAGCTGAGACTCAATCGCTTCGATGCATTCAATAGCACCTGCGGTGTAGTGCTCGGGATGGTCAACAGGATCATTGCCCGTGTCAATGTCGATCTCCCAAATCTCCCGATGCTTTGAAATGTAAGTATCCCAGGGAGTTTCGCGAGATTCTTTGGCACTACGTTTTTCTTCTTCGTTATCTTTTGCCCAGGGCACAGGACACACACCACCTGGGCAATCCATAACTTCGTCCACACCTAAGTGAGCATCAAGCTCTTTTACCGGGTCAAACCACGTCTTTTGCGAGACTGCTGCATCATCTCCTCCGTTGGAGCCCCGAGATCCATCAGCATCATCTTGGGCTTGGGAGCTGCTCCCGCTTCCAGTCCTTCCTCCATCGAGGGAATGTAACCGGTCAGACCCGGACGACCCTGCGGTTCGGTGCCGAGATTTTTCCTCTCCATCCCTTGTTCGCATACCGCCAAACCCTTATTTTGGTTGTCATATAAGGGTACATCATTTTTTTCGTTGTCGAGCGGCTGTCCGAAGTCCATTTCGGAAACCATACGACATTTAACTTCATCTTCGACGAAGGAATCTAAGAAGCCTACTGCGTCGAGCATGACTATAACCTGCGTTGATTTATTGCTTTTACAATAATACTATGGCAAGTTTCTTTGATCCCACCTACGATCCCAGCCGCGATTCGGCGTCGTCAGGTGTTGAAGTATCTGATTTAAACCCGGAGAAACTATACGATACGGATCTTCGTCGTTTAGAAGAAGATAAGCGATCAGACGCTGAAAGCCTGAACGATAAACAAGAACGTATCGGTAAGTTTTTCAGGGCTGCGAAGACTGCTGGTGCCTACAAGCAAAGAGCTGGCATTGCAGAACCCACGATCAGGGGCAAGACTCCACGCAGCGTTGCTGACATCGGTGGCACTCAGTTACCAAGCATGGGCGACACTTACGGGCCTGTTGGTAGTACGAACTACGCCAACAAGCCCCAGCCCTACGCAGGTCGTCCCTACGGGTAATTAAACCTGAGGGAAGACAATCTCAGGGGGTTGATCCTGATACTTACCCTTACGATCCTGATAGCTGACCTCGCAAGGATTACCGCGATAGAAGAGCAGCTGCGTGATTCCCTCGTCGGCATAGATTCGGTTGAACAGCGGAGTGCAGTTACTGATCTCCAGGGTTAGATAGCCTTCCCAACCGCTTTCCGCCGGGGTGATGTTCACCAGGATGCCAGAGCGTGCATAGGTGGACTTGCCGACTGCGACAACAGTCACATCACGAGGGAGTTTAAGCCGTTCCCGAGCAACGCCAAGACAATAACCGAAGGGAGGCAGCAGGAAATATTTGCCTTTTTCATCTTCTAAAAGCTCGGCAGGACGCAGGATGTCAGGGTCAAAAGCCTTTGGATCAGATTCCCCGATGTCAATACGGCCAAAAATAAGGCACTGCTCAGCAGATAAACGGATGTCATAGCCGTAAGAACCCAGTCCATAACTGAGTAATTTCTTCCCATCTTCCTTGCTGACCAGATGATCAACGAAAGGAGCAATCATCTCCTTTTCTTGGGCCAGCTTCTTGATTTCCCAGTCTGCGAGTACGCTCATCGCTTCAATCGATCGTATCTCAGTATAGGGAAGTCAGCACAATATCCGTCCTTTTTCCGAGTAAATGTCGATGAAATTTTCGGTGGCCTTAGTGGAATCACCGATGGGCGGTAAGTATACCAAGAATGACGTGCATGTCTTCTTCTTACTGATGCCTTCGCTGGTGTTTCGCACGAGAATCGGTGCAGTCTTCAAAATGCACATGGGGAAATCAAAGATCTTCTGCTCGTAGCGGAACATGTCAGGGCAATTGGTAAAGTACAGTCCCTGTTTAATTTCTCTCGCCAACCAACAGCGGTACATCTTGCGAAACCACACCGCGTGGGATGACACCAGGGACGGAGAAGACGCCCGGGTCATTTTCCACCGATCATTCTTCTTGTCCCAGAAGTATGCACCCCGTGGTGGAAACA